TTCAGTACTAATTGACCCATCTTCATTTTGAACAGGAATTCGATTATTAAGATCGATATTTCCTTTGCCATACTGGCCAATGTCAGAAAATGCATCAATCTCGTATCTGGTTCTCCAGCATCCTCCATAATGACTCTTTAAGTCATCCAAAATGCTTTTTGTTTGCGACCAACTAGAAGTTCCAAATGAAAACTCTTCATTAGCCATACGCTGTTCATTTTGAATAGCATTAGAGTAATGCCCCGGCACTTCAGATAAGAAGAAGAATTTTTCAGGCTGGTCAATAATTTGTGTGTTATGATTATTAATTACAGAAACAAGATAATCATATACAGAAATAGGAGTTCTCTCTTTTTCTGTTTTTGGAGGATAATAAGTATCTAATAATAAAGAAATAGCTCCCTCACAGGTAATCTTTCTTTCTCCATAAAAACCATTAGTCACAGTTAAGACACGACCATAAAAAACATTTTTATCTCCCAAATCTACAATAATAAATGTAGTCATTTGAGCAAAAGCGTTATAATAGGTCTCATCTGGTTGAATACTAAAACTCAAACTACCTGCGCTGTCAATACCTACTTTACAGCTAATATTGTCAATATGAATACCATTAGTGGCGGGAACATCTTGAATCAAAACTCTATTAGGATTAATTGTATCATTGATAACAAGATTAATCCCATAAATATTTATCATATACCCGCCTCCGTTTCGTTAAGATTATACTTCACTGGACTTAATCTATAATTTAAGGACGCTGTCGAAAATGCCTCTCCAGTTGTCCAAGTTTCCATAGTAACACGGCCAATATAATAATGAGTATTATCATCTTCTAAACGAACACGCATTTGACTCCCGTCAAAAAAGCTAAGGAGCTCATTTTTTCGAGCAATCCAACTGCGATTATCTATAATTTGACCGTCATATTCTTTAATAACTACAAATTCAAAAGTTCCACTTCGATCTGAATAAGAAGGTGCTCCTGTCAAATAATCTGTAAGATCTAAAGATCCAACACGACCTGGAATATCAACATACTTAAATGTCCTAGCAGGAATTGCAACATCTGGACGAGAAGAAGGTATTAAATGAAAATCGTTCCAGGTATTTTTAGTGACGCTATTTTTGGTAAATATAATAGAATGAAAATCCGAACTTTGCGACATCTTTATGCCTCCTTCCCATAAAAGTAATAGAGAGGGCTCCCGATTACCGAAAGCCCTCCCCGTTTGTTAAATATCCGTACGAGAAGAATAAAATCCACGCTGGCCTAAATATCGATCCATTTCAGGACCAATGGCACCAACAACCGCACCTGTATTCATAACAAGTTTTATGTTCTTTATTGATGCATTAAGCATGGAGACATCTTCTCTCAAATTTGTAATTTCCTGGCGAATATCATGCATGCTTTCTGTGTAATCTTTGGGCATAGCAGTATCCGCCATAATTGTTGCTCTACTCGGATCGATGGTAAGGCTCCCACTCGTAAGACTAAGGCCCGAAGATCCAAACCATCCATTTAAACGAGCAACACCACTTTCAACATTAGTTAAGTCTAAGATTGGAGTAATCGTCGGTTGTGTAAATTCCTCTCCATTAATCAATTTAGATAATAATGTTAACGCACCTTCTGCACCGAAGAGAGTGTCTGTAATTAGCCCTTCGGCAGCATCCGCAGGCTTATCAGTGTTACGTTCAATACCCGCAGCTACTCCTAATGCAATGTATGTACCAACAGTGTCTCTAAATAATTTAGAAGGAGAGGCCGATCGAGATTCAGCCATTGCCGCATCATGAAGTTTTTTGATCATATGTTTGGCTGCTTCAACTAAATCATCATCCGAATCCTTATTTAAAATTCCTGCTTTAATGCCTAATACCATGTTTCTACCAACGCCATAAAAATCATAATTTTGATCGCGCGAATTAACAAATGCATTAAGCCCTTCAGCAAACCTGGCGAACATATCAATAGAATCCATATTAATTTCTTCGCCGTTTTCGTTCCAATATGCAATGGTTTCACAAATTTGATGCATTAGGAAAGCAACTCCGTCCAACACTGAGGATACTTCACGAGATCCAGTTGATGCATCATATTCAATTACAATATCATCTTGTAGATGATTTAATAAATCAGCTAAAACCGAAACATAACTAAATCCATTTCTTAATTTATCCTCGGGAATATAGCTTAATGCAGACATAATTTCAGTGAAGGATGCAACAGAACTTAATGCACTATTTACAACATCAGCATTAAATTTAGCAGTTTGTCCTTCAATTTCACCATTTAAGGCATTACTAAGATTCATTAATCCTGCGCCCATAACGGTAATGTCATCTGCTAATTCACCGAAGTCCTCTTTATGACCTGTAAACCATTGAACAATACCACCTACATCTGGCATCTCATTGCGCATTTTGATTAAATCTCTCAATGCCTGCAATGCATTATTAAATGTGGTGGATGTATCTGAATCAAACTTTGTATTATTAGCAAAATCCTGGAGTGCTGCTCCTAATGCAATAATATCTTCCGAGAATGTTCCTAAGGTTTCAGGCGTTACATTAGTACCTTCAAATATCAGAGTTGCCTTAATAGATTCTTTTGTCAAATCAGTGTTTAACTGCTTAAAGAACTTAAGTGCGTTAGTAGCATTAGAGACATCTCCAAAATCTTTGGTACTTTCATAAAAGCTATATAAAGCACCACCGAGTAATCTAATATTTGTAGCAAATCTAGACATTACTCCGACTTTAACTTCTTTAGTAACTACATCTACAACTGCAACGGTATCAGCAGTTAAACGCTTATTTAATTCGGCTAAGAAATCCAATGCTTTAAGTCCAGCAGCTGCTTTTCCATCATTAAATTTTTTGCATGCGTTAGCATATGATACAACAGCATTCGCTAATGCTGCTAACTGAGACGGAAAATCTTTAAGATCAGCCTCACTCGGTAAATCCGGAATTTTAAAGCTACCATTCTCATTAAGAGAATCACTAATAGCCGTCATAATTCGAACCGCACCGCTTACTCCATCTGCAGATAACTCTTCATCGGTTAGTCCGGTGACTTCCTTAGCACCAAGAGCATATAAGGATAAAGCGCCACCTAAGCCTTGAAGAACTTCAATAAATCCATCAAGATCTAATTCACTAAAAGCCTGAATATCATTCTTGCATGCAAGAATATTTTTCAGTAACTTTAATGCAATGGGCTCTTCCTCTTGAATAGATGCTTTCCCTTCAGGATTTACAAAGCTAGAAATAGCTCCACCTAAGGATGCCATATTATCCGAGAATGTTCCTAAAGCAAAGCCATTAATTTGATCTTTTAGACTACAAATTTTATCGATCAAGCGAATTGCCGGATCATTATCTGGACCTTTAACATTGCCTGTCAGATTTGCATATAGACGCAGCGCTGCTCCAAGTTTACGAACCATTGTCGTAAAATTAGCTAAAGGCTGCATATAAGAACTTACATCTTGTAAACCGGCAATTAAATTATATAATGATTCAAATTTACGTTTAGCAGAATCGATTTGCTCTTCGCTCATTCCAGACATATTGCTTATAAAAGATGTAAGCATGCTGGAAATCAGAATTAACTTGGCACTCAATTTCTCTAAACTACTTCCAATGGCACCAATTACCAAAGGCATAACTAGCGATAAGACCGCCATAATAGCAGCTACAGCCGCACCTAAAATAAGGATACCTTTAATAGCTCCGGATAAAGACAATTTAGATGTAATCTTCAATGCTTCAGCCATAGCTATTAATAATGCAGCCAAGCCTAAAGAAAATGCTAATATCTTATCAACTTTTAATGTCTTAATTTCATTTAATGCCATAGAGAACACTAAAACTACAGCGGCCAAACCAACCATAGCCACTAGTGCATGAAGGCCCTTCATAAGGGATTTTTCATTGCTGTTAATCATATCGACCATGGCAAAATATACAACAAGAAGTGCAGATAAAGCAATCATGGAAACTACAATAGTGTCCCATTTGACTCCCTGCATCATTTGCATACTAAGACCAAAGGCTAATAACACAACCGCTAAAGGAACTAATGCGGCAAATGCAGCAACACCCTCTCGAATTTTCATTCCCTTAGAAAGTTCCATTAATACATAAATTGTGCCTAAGAGTACAATTAAGCCTACTGCCATTCTTGCAAGGCCTTCCCAGGAAACAGATGCTAATGGCGTAAGTGCTCTTACTAATACCCATATTGATACAGCAACGGCAATAACACCTGCCATCTCACCGAATCTGTAAGAACCAAGGCCAGAATTAAATGCACTAAGCATTAACAAAATGGCTCCTAAGCCGGCACCCATTTTAGCAAGATTTTCCCAGCTAAAGGCAGCCAAGGGTTTTAATGCCTCAACTAATATCCAAATACTTCCAGCCAATAATATTAATTTACCTAGGGCTGTACCTTTTAAAGACTTAACACTAGTAGAAAATCCTACAAGCATAAGCAGTACTACCCCTAATGCTGAAAGCATCTTTAAGATGCCATCCATAGACAAATTAGCTAATGGTTTCAATGTAGAAATTAACAACCCTATGCTTATAGCTAATAGGATGGCACTTAGCATACCGGTTCCTTTGAGGCTACCCATGATACGGCTAAATCCAGCAAGCATCAATAAGATTGCTAATAATCCTACACCCATCTTAGCCATTCCTTCCCAGGAAATTTTAGTTAAGGGTTTTAAACTTCTAACTAATACGCCAATTCCAAGGGCTAATAGTGCCATAGCAAACATATCCTTGGATTTTACTTTCTTAAAATCACCGGATACATATTTAGCAAATAGGCCAAGGATCAGAACAATTCCACCTAAACCGGTAAGCATCGTTGCAATTTGATCCATACGCATATTAGCTAATGGCTTTAAGGCAAGCACTAATAAAGTAATACCTATAATAATGCCCGTAAGTGCTATGCCCATAAGACCAATTGAGGCAGTCATACTAATGATCTCGGCAAGACCCATACCTTCAATTGTGCTCTTCATAAATTTCACAAAGAGCCCCATAAAGAGCATGATCAGTCCAACAGTAGCCACGCCTTTAATCAACGAGCTAATTTTCATGCTGCCTAAAACGGCAACTGCTGCTGCAATCAATGCAATACCAGCCGCAATCTTTAAGAATTTTTCACCAGCAGTTTCAGTCTTATCAGACACATCTAGAGATATACCTTTTTTAAGGCTGTCCCCTAATCCTTCAAAGAATCCACCGATGGTTTTAAACATAGTTTTTCCTTTAGAAAGCATCTGGAATCCTTTAAACAATGTTAAAAGTCCACCAAAAGCTTTAGTAAGTTTAAAAATGTTACTGCTACTAAAGATTTCAGTCATGCTTTTAATAAAGTTACCTGCAGCTCCTAAACCTAGATTATTCTTTAATAATGAAAATAAAGTGAATTCCCCTTCTTCATTTTTAAAGCCATCCAGCAAACCGCCAAAGACGCCAAATATCTTTTTAAACCACATTTTAATAGCGCCAACAGCAGTTTGTGCTTCACCTTCTACAACTTCACCATCATCAAAACCAAATACGTAGCCAAAGAATTCATTAATTTTCTTAGCCGCGTCACTTCCAAAAATGCCATCAAGTACACCATTAAGTAGCTTCTCAATTGCATCAGAAATGCTTTTTCCGAATTTAGTCATACTCTTTTCATTGATGCCTTCCTCAAAAAGAGCACTAACAGCATCAATTATGTCACCAATAAAATCAATAAATGGACCGGCAACACGAGAAATGACATCAACAAGAATGGTTAAGAGCTTTCCAAGGAAGTCCAGAATCTTATTAAAGGTTCCATTTTGAGTTCCACGATCAATGACTTTAGTAATTAAGTTTGTAATCAAGCCAATGATACTGTTAATAGCATCAGTTAATGGAGTTAAAGCATTAAGTAAATTTCCGAAGAAATCAGTCAATCCAGTGCCAGTTGCAGCTTCATGTGCAGTATCGGAAATGCCTAGGCCTAATCTGCTCAATAAAGCAAGAATAGACGTGGCACTAGGTTCGAGTTTCTTAAAAATACCGCCAACAAAACCAATTACTTTTTTGGCAATGCTATATGCCAGTACAAATGTTGCATAAACGGCATTGACAACATCCTGAATCATTTGAAATCTAGATTTTGTAGAACCAGTGGGTACTGCATTCAGAAAATCTTTAATCTGCTGAAGAAACTCTTGAATTCCCTCGGTAATGCCATTAAGCTTCTCTGCAAGAAACTGCTGACGATAGTCTTCATTCATATCCCACTTTTCATTAAATGCCTCATCTAACAAACTTGCAGGATTGATTAAACGAACCATATGCCAGAAACCTTCACTGATCATATCACCAATTTTTGTGAAGATATCTAAAATTCCAACGGCTCCTTCATAAAGGCCATCATATTCGCCAACGAATAAACCCCAAAGGGATTCTCGCCCACCGAGCTGTGCCCATTGACCAAGAATGCCTAATGAAGTATCACTACCGTTAATAGTTTCGATAACTTTACTAAAAGCATCACCCACCTTGTTACAGATGGCAGAGAATAACTCCATGCTTTCACTCAGCTCACCAAATATATGCTTAAAGCTAGCCATAAAACCAGTCGAGATTTGATCTTTCCAAGCCTGAATTACATCAGCAAATGTAAGACATTTTTGAGCAGCTTCAAAAGATTCTTTAGCAAGTTCATTAATAGAAGTTGCTGTCTCTCCTAATTCTTTCGTAAACCATCCAGCAGTTAAGCTTTTTTCAATTTCATCGATTGTAAAATTTATCTTATTTTTGTTTTTATCTAAAACGGAATACATTGTTTTTCCGTCTTTATCAACTTCTTTTGTTACTGAACCTTGAGTAACAGCAAGCTCTAAAAGCTTTTCTTTAACCTCTTTTGTCATTATGCCCATCGCTTCTAAGGTTTTCCAATCCTTATTGGTAATATGACCTTGAGCAATAAACATATTGTCAAATATCTTTTTCTGATCTTCATCCAGTTGAATCAAAGCTTCAGTACCATCGTAATATAAATCTTCCCAATAGTACTTTTTTAGAGTGCTTTCCAAAACAGATTTGTTAGCCCATCCTTTATTAAGAGTTTGGCTTAAATTCATGAACGTAACTTCTTCTTGTTTACCAAGACTTTTTGCAGTCCTGATCATTCCTGTTTTGGTATCTTTTTCAAGAGTTTTTGCAGCAAGTCCTGCTTGAATAAGTTGCTCTTTAAACTCTTTAGTTGCCATGCCCGCATTTTCAATTGATTTCCAGTCCATGAGTTTTAAACTACCAACGCCCATGGCCTGACTTAAATTGTACATAGCTCGACTAGCTTCATTAATGCCGGCACCACTTCTAGCTGCCCAGTTGGCAATACCTTCCATTTCCATTTCAGCATCTTCGAGCTTAATGCCGACGGAAGTAAATTTACCAATATTCTGAGCCATGTCAGCAAAGTTATAACTTGTTTGATCTGTATATTTATTCAAACGATCCATAACGTTATATACGTCAGCTTCAGATCTTCCTGTCGCAGCTTTAATCGTCTGAACGCTCTTGTTCAACATATCAAACTTACTTTGTCCTTCAGAAACCTGTTGAGTGGTCATTGAACTAACAAACGAAGAGATCTTAGCAGCTGCTGTTTCAATGCCACGTCTAATCTGGCTTAATACTAATTCACTAATGGTACCAAGACCCGTAAATTTGTCAGCCAATTTCTGAAGGTTTTCGGCCATTGAGTCAAAACTAAAACTCTTAACGGCATCACCGAAGTCTCTTAGATTATCCTCCTGCTCTTCGAAATCGAGCTCATCTTTGAATTTTTCCAAACTCTCTTGACTTACAGCAATATTTTTTTCAAAGTCTCGATTGTCAAATTGCATTTGGACAATTCTTGTATCCACACTTGGCATGCTCGGAGACGCCTCCTTCCAGTTGTATTATGTAATAACTCGGTCCCATGTTTCTCGAGCTATTTGATCAAAAATTGGTTTCATAACTGGACTCACAAAGTCAATGCCCTCGACATAACTACCATTTTGGGTTCCATGACCATAGATTAGTAAGATTGCAATATTAACGCCTTCGTTTTCATTGCTGTTTGTCCAATAAAGTGTAACTTTACCATTATCTGCATCTATACCAAAGTCCCAACTATTGGCAGTCTTACCGCTTTGTGCTGGAGTATTCGAAGCAAGGGCTTCAACGCCTTTTTTTCCATATTCGGCCAGAATATTGAGATAATCCCGATGCAGAACGTGATTAAAAAATTTTTCCGTGTTATTAAAACTACCTTTGTGTTTAATTTTGAGCATCTCTAATCAACCTCGCGATCCAAGTTTAGCTTTTCGAGCAGCATTTAAACTCCGGTTGCGCTTCATTAAAGCAGATTTGCTCATTTTCTTATCAGGCTTTTGTTTTTCCGCACAAATTCTAATAAGAGTCAAAAGACGATTTAAATGCCATGTTTGGCATTCAAAAGGAATCTCTAGCGCAATCATCTGCCAATATATTAATTCGGATGTAATTACGCTAGAGCCTCCTGCTGTTTTTTGTTGACGATTAGAAAACCAAGTTGCTGTCATAGGATCACTAATGTATGCCTTAACCTTCATAATATTGTCTACGGACATATGATTATAAACATCAGGATCCACGTTTTGAGTA